CATACGGAATGATATTTACTTTAAACATTGTCCCTACGTTTTTCCAACCATACTCTTGAAACACATTCATGTTTGCTTGTATTTCTTTTAAAAACATGATTTGTGTTTTTGGCACTAAGTACTTTTGTTTTCTACGCGCAATCATGTGCTGAATAAAGGCGCTGACGTTGTTTTCACATATTGTCCAAGCATTATACCATTCAATGATGAGTTCGAGCCTCTCGTGCGTTTTATTTAAGTCATCGAATCTTCCACACCATGCTGCAACAATTCTATCACGTTCAATTGTAGATTCAATTGTGCCATCCGCCTTGTGTGTTGTTATTTCTTGAGATGTTTTATATATGTATATTGAACACAATGAATCAGAAGTGTTTGTTTTTCCTTCAGCAACAGGATCGACAGACGCGTAATATATTCCAAAACCAGGATCTTTAATAGGTCTTTCCCACACTACTAAAACTCCTTCTTTATCTTGAGTTTTTGGTGATATAGGAAATTCTGATATTGGAATTTTTTTAGACTCTTTTGCAACTATCTTACCAGTTTCGTCACGATTTAATTCTAAAAATTCTTTATAGTATTCTCCTTCTTCAATTCTTCTTAATTGTTGTGTAACTAAATGAAGTGGAAATACAGATTTAGTTCTATGTGCAAACGCTTCTTCAATGTTAATAGGTTTCTGAGAAATACGAAGTTGATAGTCATCTGGTTTTAATTTCTTTTTCCAGTCTAATCTTTCTTCAAGAATCATTTCAATTGCTTTTTCTACCTGAGAATTTCCATATTCATCTATGCATGGAAGCATCGACCACTGTTCTGGAATAAACAATCCACATTGTGCAATTTCACCTTTGTCGTTTAACAAATCTGTTTCAACAGCAAGTATGTCTTTACTATCAGGGTTCAATAACATTTCGCGTAAAGGCTCGCATTGCGTAAGATCTCCCACAGAACCAGCAGCAATAAACTGCCCAGTATACACCATACCCGATTTCATTGCAGGTAATAAATATTCCATTGTAGTATTCATCTTAGGAGCAATACCTGCTTCTTCATGATAAAATAATGTACATGGTCCCCCAACGCCATTAGTAGGGTCTTTATCAAGTACTAATCCAAAGATAACAGACTTTAGTCCAATATCACGTTTTTTACCACCTTGAGTGATTTCAATCTTTTGTTCCCAGTTAAGAACTTTATCCGGAGTACATGGTCTGTACCATGCAGTATATGTATTAAGAAAGTTTCTATATTCTTCAAGAAAACGCCATGTACCTTTTTCACTAATATAATCTTTTAGCGAACCTGCCATTTTACTTACAGATCCTTCTTCAAACCAGAAGTAATTTATCATTTTTGCACCATGGTAATAACTGGATGCAATCTGACGTTTCTTTAATACGACAGCATGTTTGTATGAATGTCTTCCAAGTTCTTCATATAATGCCATATGATACTGGGCATCTCTGACTTTAGCAAATCCAAATCGTGCTTCTTCTTTATCGTAGATTGGTAAAAAATTTAACCACATGTAGTATTCTCTGGTTAAATACCAAGTTTTGCTACCATTTTTATAGATAACACCATTTCTGCATTTTGCTTTTTGATCATCCCAATATGCTACATAATCTTTAGAACGCATTGGTGCATAACAATAAACTTTATTATTTTTGTTAAATAATATTGCTTGTTCATTAAATTTCTGAGAACATTCATCAAATTCATATTCACCTGGTTTTTTAAACACAGACCACATAAATTTTACAAAATCTTCTCTTGTTTCAAAATCTGTTATTGACCATGCGTCAGTCGCGTAGTCGTATGTTGGTACATTTATATACATTTAAAAGTATTAAGAATTTTTATAAGTTCTGTAACGTCTGTATGTTTATAAACATCATGTTCATTTATAGTACCATTCCAATAAGCACTATGATCATCTCTATGAAAAGCACTCCATAAACCTGTATGATGATTATAATGAAACATCCAATTGTATAAAGCGTTGTCTTTCATAATATTATTGATCATATGCTATTTGACTTCCTCCTCTTGCAGAACCTTTTTGTTCTTCCATGAGGTCTTTGTACGCACCTTTAAACGATATTCTAATCTGCTCAAACTTTGCTGCAGCATTAACCATAGAATTAATATTACCATCCCTACCGTGTTCGATTGGAGTAGTCTCCATATACCTTCCGAGACGATCCAGCATACTTTTAATACCCATGTACGCACGAAACGTAGGGGTCTCATACAATTTGCTACAAAGTTTGAGAGCATCAACGATAAGATCATCTTCAGTACTAAAATTGACATTAAGCTGCGAAAGTATAAGTTCTTCTTTTTCATGTTCTTGCGTATCAAAATAAGGATTCATATCAGGGTTTGGACAAGTCATATAAAATAAATACGCAAATACATTTTGATAATCATCTGGGTAGGCGTCAATTATCATTTTTAAATCTCGCAATACATAACAATGTTCACTTGGGACAACTGTTCCGTTCTGAATATCAAATAGTCTTACCATTTTTTTTATTTTTTAGTTATAGCATTTGGATTATCCTTGTACCAGTTAAGTATATCAATCACCTCTTGTTTAAGATAAGGAAGTTCATGCACTTCAATATTGCGAATAATTGGCTCACCTTCAGCTGATACTTTTAAAATTGGATAACCGTATTCATCTTTTTTTTCTTCTTCTTCAAACGTAATATGATGAATAATTAACTTACCTGCTTTTAAATTAGGATTATGCTTCAGTATAATATACATATAAATACTGAGTTGTAAGTTATAATGGTTTAAATTACAATCATCTAAGTGTGAAACAGGACCTAACATTTTTTTAGAAATTCCTTCCCAGTTTACAAAAGAGGTCTTATCAATTTTTTTATTAGTCTTATAATCAGTTATATGAATAGTATTATCTACTACTTCTACTAAATCAGATTGACCACATATCCCAGCTGATTTTAAGTACACCATGTGTTCTGGATATATTCCATTAATAAGTTTTTGCAATGGTGCTAATTTTTTACCATTATTATCTAACAAAGGTTTAATTACAGGTAGTTCGCTATCGTGTCTAACCATTGTCTCACAACCTACAATATCTTGTTCACGTTGGTCGTGATACCAGTTGCCTAGTGCACATGCTCTATCTGATTCACGTTTCCAAGCTTTTTGAATTTCTTCAGGAGTCATCCCTTTCCACTTGTTGTCTTTACGTGTATTTTTAGAACATTTTAATGCAATAGCCTCAGAATCAAATGGTTGCTTTAATCCGCTTAACAAGGTTGTTACTGATTTCCATTTTGTATTGTCTTGCGGATCTATTGAAACGTAAGAATGTGTTGCTGCTTCAAATACTATTGCCATAATTATTTATTTATTTGTTTTAAAAGTTCTTGTTCTTCTGCTTCTGTAAGTTCTGCTTTCCAAAATCCTTTAGGACATTCAGATGCAAGAGATCTTGTTTTAAATCCTAATGAGCATCCACATTCCGAACAACAAGGTTGTGTGCCTGGTACAGCGCATGCATTACCTTTTGTATCTAAAAATTCACAACTTTTACATATTTCATTTCTAAAAAATGCAATATTTTCAACGTGCGCAGTCTTGAACATATTATTTTTAATACCTTCCATAATAAGACCACGGTTTTTCCATATTCTAATTGGATTTGCCATTTTTAAATTCTTGTTTTTTAAGTTTAACGTCTTGTTTTCGTTCTTGTTCTGATTTCATTAACTCTAGTAATTCCACATAACCTGCAATGTCCTTTCGTTTTTGAATGATCAACTCATATGTCTGTACTGAAATATCAACGTCTGTTTCAATTTTTTGTACAAACGCTATATTTTTTTTTATTTTTTCTTCTAATGATTTTCTTTTTATTACAAATGTTCCCAGATTAGGAACCGCAATAGAATGATGTTTAGCATTAGACAGTTTTTTTTGAACCGTTTTGTAATAAAACGATATTATTTCATCAACGATTTGAACAGGAAGACCTAAATCATTCGCTGTTTTTTCTACTATTGTTTTACGCTTTATTGGATTCAATTGCTAAATAGTTATAGTCTAATAATATATTACCTTTTGATTGTATGTTAATATCAGGATTTAAGTTTATAACTTTTCTACCTGATTTAGATTTAACAACAATATTTCTTTTTTCTAATTTTACAATTCTATTACGCACATTTTGCGAACGAACTGATAAATCTTCAGGTGCTGTTTCAGGATACAATTGTTTTGCAGCATTCATGCAAAATCCTACAAGTTCCATCGGTCCCCACATGACCAGTAATATAAGTATATCTAAGTCAGATGGAATAAGATGCTCTTTTTTAAAAAGCATAATTTCTGTGATTAACTGATATTTTATTACATCAGGAGTAGATACCCTTAGTTTTTTAGTTACTTTTTTTACTTCCATTTCTTCTTCTCTTGTTTGTTATTTTACACAAATTGTGCGATTTTGTACAGAATACTGTACATTTTGTGGAGGTGAGGAGAATCGAACTCCTGTCCAAAATCATGTTCAACAATACAATTTATACAGCTTTTAGGTAATCAACTCAGTTGACGACTCCACCACTCTGTTTAATCTAACAGAGAAATCTTTAATTTAGGCTGCTACAGCAACTTCTTCTCCTAATAAAGAGAATACTTTGTTCATGTTAGCTTCGATTTGTGCGTTTGCTCCTAGAGCCACTACACGAGAATTGTTTTTGCCATTTAATTATATTCATCTTAGTTTACAGTTATCTCTCTGGCTGATTGCATTATTTACTAGTAACCTGTCAAAACCTGTCACCCCCTTTTTATTTTCTATCTAACGATATGTTTTTACAAAATCTTATTTCTTTATTATTCAGTGTCCATATTTCACCATTATCCATAGCACATGTAAATAACAAATCATGCTCTTGTGAGTAATCAATAACCAAAAAAGCATATCCTTCCATGTTGTCAGACACTCTTTTAATTGGTATCATAGGATTTAATTGTAACATGTCATTAAATTTAGTAGCGTGGGTGGGACTCGAACCCACGTAGTTCAGGATATGAGCCTGAGCTGGAACCACCTCCAGTCTACCACGCGCTGTTGTAGTTTTTGAATACCCCCAGAACTACTAACTGTGCTAACCTACGATTTAGAGGACCTCCACGCCTACCATTTTCCTGATGTCAGGAAAGTGATCTGTAATTCCTGTCTTCGATACTTACCAGTGCACTGGCAGAGGTCTTATTACTTTGAATACTCATAATCAAGTATTTGACCTACTAAATCAGATCTGTGATTTTCTTTTAGTTTGATCCACTTAATACCACTAATCTTCTTTGATAACTCAATAGCATAAGACAATCCAGTAATCGATTCTCTTGTGTCTTGTTGTTCGTTGTCACCATTAATTACAATTTTACCTGTTTTACCAAGTCTTGTGAGAATGGCAAGCATTTCTGCTTTAGTAAGATTCTGTGCTTCCTCAACAATTAAAATATCATCGATAGTTTTACCTCTAATAAACTGTACAGGAAGAGCATCTATTTTACCTTGCTTGACAAAGTCATCAATCTTTATTGGATCCATGCATTTGTAAAGATTCTCAATAAGTGCTTCCATATACGGATTAAACTTATCTTCTAAACTCCCTGGTAAAAATCCCAACGATCTTCCTACTTCGATTGCAGAACGTGTTACTAAAATCTTTTCACATTGTTTTTTATTCAAAAAATCAATAGCAGTTTGTGCACCTACCAATGACTTTCCAGAACCAGCTCTACCAGTAACTATAACAATCTGATTATCAATAATTAACTGTTTAGCTTGTTTTTGTTCTTCATTAAGAGTGACATTATATTTAATCTCATTCTTTCTTGCTCTGTTTGGTTCTTTCATTTTTGTTGTTTTTGACTGTAAACACCTATACCTAAACACCACCTACGCCTCATGGCTGGATTCAGAACTACCGGGAAATGCCCAACAGCGATAGGATTTCACTTGTATTATGCAGTCGGATTATTACCAAATGATTGCAATATCACCCTCACTAATCATCATGTAAAGGGTTTTATCAATGTCAATTATTTCTGCCTGTTGTAATCCATAGGTTGGTACATATACTTTGTCACCTACAGCAACTTCTTCCACATCTTCCCCAATTGCAAATACTTCAAGTGCTGTCCATTGTTTCATTGCTGATGCATCTAATGCAGCGTCAGTTGCAGCATCAAGTTGGATTGAACTTTCTTTCTTTACCGGTTTAATAAGTAAAATTCTTCTACCGCGTAATTTTTTAAATTTTGCCATGATTAATATTTAAAGGTTAACAATTTAACAACATTCATTTGAGCATTAAGAACTTCTCCTACAGTATGCTCATAAAGATAATCATAGAAATCTGTTACTTCTTCTTTATTTTCATAATCCTCGTAGATTAAATCTGCTAATTCAGCACAAAGTTCTTTTGCTCTTTGAACTTTCTTATCTCCTGATGGGTTAAATGTTAACCCTACTAACTTTTCTCCAAATGTTAATTCTCTTGCTTCCATATGTTATATTTATTATTTTATAATTACTTTTTAAAAGAAAATTTTTCTCCTAAAATTTCTAATCTTTGACCCAAGACTTGCAAATACTCATTCATCAATCTTGATTGTTTGTAAAGCAAATCTTTGTTTTGGCGATCTAAATCAACAAATGCTTGTGTACGCATAAAATCGTTCAAGGCATTTGTTTTAGTTGCCAGCTCCTGTGCTTCTGTTAAAAGTCTGTCGTAAAATGAATTCTCCATTACTTCAAAATTTTGTCTATGTTATTAATTGTTTTTGTTGTTTCTGCTCGACTGCTTTCAACAGCTGTAAGTTCCTCAGACAACTCTTTTAGTTTTGCTTGAATATTATTAGCATATTCTTTTTGCTCATCATGCAATTGTTTTAACTCATCCTGCATTACAGTGAATACATTTAAGATTCTGGTTTTTTTTGCAAGAAGAGTATTGCTTGTAATTGGTTTTTTAGCAAACATATTATTCTGTTTTTAATTTTCTAACTTTTTCGTCTTCTTCTGGTTTTTCATGAGTAACCTGTGGTTCCGGATTACTTACCAAAATTTTGTCACCAACCTTAACTCCATTTTCTACTAACTCTGGATTAGCATCTAAATCGTTTTGTGTCACAATATGTTCAACTTCGTTTTGAGAAACTGGGTTTTGCATTTGTGCAAGTAACACAGTTGCCTGCATGCGTTGTGCTTCATTTTTTGCAATTTCTGCTTGAAGAGCTGTTAAGTCACGTCTTAATGATGCAATTTCAATTTGTTCTGTGTACCAAGCAATAATTTGTTCCTTTGTAGGTTGTTCTGGCGCTTTTGTTTCTGTTTTCATATTTGTTAAGTTATTAATTACATGACAAATATATAAAGAAAAGTTTAACTTTTACAAATTTATTTTATATTTGTAAAATATTAAACAAAAAACAATATGGTAACAGTACTTAAATTTAGCGCGTCATGGTGTGGTCCATGTAAAGCGTTGTCGCAAACATTGGGTGAAAAAGAAAATCTTAAAGAAATAGATATTGAAAAAAACCCAGAAATTACTCAGCAATATAAAATTCGAAATGTCCCAACTCTTGTTTTTTTACAAAACGGTATTGAAATACATAGAACTACAGGTTTAATAAATTCTAAAACGTATGACGATATAGTAACAGAAATAAACGATTCTAAAGAACATAATGTTAAAAACATATTGGCAATCGAAGTTGTTGATGAAATAATAGAAAAAAATGAATAACAAGTTACAACTATTTAGCACAGGCATGTTACAAGTATTTTTTGTAGCTGTTAATACTGTATTTTTAAGCAAGTCTATTTATATTGGTGTAGCATTTGCAGCATTTACAATCAGTATGATTTGGTCGTACAATGTAAAAAAAGTAGTGTTTGGTACAATGAAAGATAGAATATGCTATTCTTTTGGTGCAATGATCGGTAGTCTATTAGGACTATTATTAAGTGATTTTTTAATAAACATAATTCAAAAACTATGGCAATAATTGTAAAGTGTAATTTAGATTTTGGTCAAATTGTATATGTGAAAACAGATATCTCACAGGATCCAAGACAAGTAATAGGCGTGCAAGCAACCGCTGATGGAGGAAAACTTATAAAACTAAGTACTGATGGCGAAATAAGCTGGCACTATGAATGTGAAATAAGCGAAGAAAAAGACATACTAATGGCAACTAGTAATTAAATAATATTGCGTATCGCAATGTGCAATGCAACCCTGGCGTAACTGCTGGGGTTTTTTGTTGCGCGTTTGTCAGTAGTTGCAGTTGACGGTGATGATCACCGGTATAAAAAAATTTGGTAAACTGGAACTGGAAAAATATTGTGTGTGAGAAAGGTGATACCCCCTACCAAAACCACCCCCAGCGAACCGCCAACTACCCTCTACCCCCCTTTGAATTCAGGATAAATTGTGTCTTATATGAAAACTATCTATTTCATTCAGGGATACTCTATTGTTGCTATGTCTTGGAGAGAAGCGTTTGCTTACTTCAGAGCGTACTGCAAGGAAGAGTAGAGTTCAACTACGTTGAACACCTGACAGCCAAAAACTCATGGTCTCTTGAACGAGGGACCATGATTTCTAACTATTAGGCACACATTAAATTGTAATTATTAATCTTTATATAAATATCTTATGAAAAACTTCAGAG